CAAGGTCACGGAACTGTCCATTAGTATCCTTTAATGAAACACCAACAGATTTTAACGCAGTATCAACCTTGTTGAAGTCCAAATCATCAAATTCAGAATCAGCTGTACCGGCTACGTTTGTCTTCAATTCAGTAAATCTTGCAATGATAGTTTTCAAAGATGTACCGATGTTTTCAGCAGATTCCTGTGTGGTTTCAATAACCTGAGTAAGGAAAGCGGCTGTATTCTCAAAACTCATACCAGCAGAGTTAGCGATTGAAGCAGTTCTCGCCATAGCCTGTGCGATACCGTCAACGTTAGCAGCAGCGTGAGCGGCAAGCTCTGAGTAAACGTCGGTAACGTGAGCACCATTATCCATTTCCATACGGAAACCACGGATAGCTGATGTCATTTCCTCGGTAGCTGTACTAAAGTCATTACCTGCCAATGTAGCAAGTTTCATGGTGTCGGTTGTCAATTCAAATGCTTCATTAGTATCAAGACCTTGCTGATAGAACAAAGCAGATGCCTTAACGACGTCTTCTGTCTTTTGACCAAGTTCTGCCGCCATGGATGCGTATCTTCCATAAGAAGACCACATTCCTTGAACGCTGTTTGATGTAACCATCGCAATTGAAGCGAAGGCTTTATCAAGTTTCTTAACGTCATTATAAGTATCTCTAATCTGTTTCTTTAAAGTGTTAATAACAGAAGTGACACTGAAGAACATGAGAAGTCTTGATTTCAACTAATCAAATGTTGATGAAGCTTCTTTAGCACTATCAATACTTTGATTAATAACGTCTACATTCTGGTTTAAGACCTGTCCCATTTTTGCGGCAGAGCCTTTTAAACCGTTACTTGCTTCATTAACGTCTCTTTCAGCATTAGCAAGACCTTCTGCGCTTCTTGCTGAAGCGTCTAAAGTCTCATCAAGCTTACGTTCAACTTTATCAAGGTCTTTAGTAGAAGAAGATGCGTTTTTCATTACATCACTTCTAAGTCTCCATTCTCCATCAACCTTTTCGCCCATTGCAAGCAGTCTTTGTTCAGCACTAATAAGCTATTGGTCTGCTTGTTCTGCGCCCTACATCGCAGCTTGTGACTATTGCCAATTCTGCCACAATTCTCTTGTAAATGCTCTAACGCCCTGACCCTAATTGGTTAATTTTGATTTAAAATTATCTTTATTAAGGAAACTATCTACTCTTTGTAAAGCTTCTTCTAAAGTATTTGCGTAGCCAACTGCATCTCGAATGGTTTGATATAATGCACTTCTCTCATCACTGGTAGGACCTATACTACCGCTTTTATAAATATTTTTTTCCTTTCCGCGGTCCATATAAGTAGCGGTTCCTGAAGATATATCAGTTAAAATACTCTCATTTTTATCATTAAAAACTCTTGATATATCTCTTCCTTCTTTACTTTTAGCAGCAAGCTAATCATATAATTTTACTCTTTTTTCAAGTTCTTCATTTAATACTTTCTCAGTCTCTTTCTGTCTATTTTCAGCTTTAACAATTCTATCAAGTCCGTTTTCAACATCTGTTAACTGTAAAGCATTAAGGGCTTCTTTAATCTTAGCAGTTGCCTAAGCAGACTTTCTGCCCCACTGACCAAGCTTTGTTCCGATATTATCAATACGATTTTCAAAGCTGGTAAATTCCTTTAATACCTTTGTAACACGTCTTCTAAAATCCTCAACCTATTTACCGTCAAGAAAGCCTTCTTTGCCCTCTTCCTGCAAATAGTTTAAAGACTCAGTAAGAGTATCAAGTTCTTTTTTCAATCCCTTTGTAACATCACCAGATAAGCCAGCAGCCTTCATCTAATCGATGGCACTCTTATACTTATTGACGAAACTTGAGACATCCAGGTCTAATACATAAGTTTCCCTTGTATCACCCATTCATACTCACCTCACTTAAATTGAAAAATTTATTGTGATACCTTTGAATTTAATTTCTCCGTTATCCAATACCCTACTTCTATCAATATACACGATATTCTTATCAGGCATTCGTTTATTACCATAAAACGTTTTATTTACCATTACTCCGTTCCTGTTTACCGTTTTCTCTTTTGGCTTTGCTTTTTCACGATATTTTGGGAAAGAGCCATATAACTTAAACATTGTCTGGTCATTGCCATTATTCTTTTCGAGTTCCTTTTTAACCCTATCTATGGCGGCGGCAATGAGATATGAACTTGGGAAATAATTACTTCCTATTACATACACATCGCTCTCTATCATACCTTCATATGAAGCATCCGTGATACGTAAGAAATCACTAATGGAGTTGAAGAAACACATTTCCATTTTCTTTCTTAAGTCAGGAATGTCATTTACTGATGTAAGATATAAGCCGTTAGCAAAAAGCCATCTATAAGCCTTAACATCATTATCACTAAAATACTTATACATTTCTTGTCTACCTAAATGAACGGTTTCAGTATATAATGTAGCACTTTTGCTTTTATAATTCTTAACCTAAAAACCAATAGTAGACTCACCTATTCGTGCCGCCACGTCAAAGTTTGCTTGTCCTGCGACACTGGTTCTTTCAGCACCTGTGACCTCTGTATAAATGCCGCTCTGTGTGTTTGCTGAACCAAGTTGAAGTGAATAAGCAGTAGCAACCTCACCGAGAAAACCCTTCATTTGAGTTGGACCATAAGCAGTCATTGCGTTCAGTGCCTTATCTCCTCTTTTGATTGTTTTATCAATCTTTTGGAAAACGGCTCTGGATAATGTATGTTCCTCTTGTTTACTTAAAGGGCGTTTTATTAGTTCTGCAATTTTGTTTGTTATAAATTGTAAGAACAACTCTTTAAGCTATACAGGGTCGCCCTCTAAGCCTTCGTAAGCATCCTCGTCATGCTCATCAACACCATAGGTTCTGTTGTAATGACGCATATCAACGTGTTTACCACTTCTTTTGTCTGCCTTTAATTTACTTCTTTTCTTCTTCATATCGTCAATCTTAGTCTGAACGACGGCATTATATTTTCCATCCATTTCTCGCCACTCAGCATTAACTTCGATAAGTCCTGGAATGGTATAATCATCATAGTTTCCGTTTGCTCCATTAGCATCAGCTATTTCTCTGATAGTTTGTAATAACATTTTCTTCAACTGTTGCTGTGTTAACTCAGAAGCACCACGTCCTTCAGAACGAGTGAAGGTAAAGTATTTTGGATTTGAAGTATTAAAATTTTGATAAATTCTTTCGGCACATTCATCTGTTAAAGAAGCCAAACCTCGTTTAATTGCTTCACCGAATTTTGAATCTCTACTACCATAGTAAGTTTGAATAAACTTGTTGAACTTTTCTTTAAAGGTCTAACTACCAACAGTAGAACCTTTCTTTGTCATTTCCTCCAAGCTTACCTTATATTCATCTTTACGGGTTCTCTTTCCAAAGAAAAATGTAGTAAACAGATTTTCATAGTAAAGGTTAATATCAGACTAACCTTTTTTATTAGAATTATGTCCTTCGGCGGCACGTGAAGAGAAAACCTTTGAAGCCAAACCTGAAACGGCGGCGGCTAATTCATCACTTCTAAGACACTTGATTATCTCATTGTCTTGTGCGCCGATGGCTGTAATTAAGAAGTTTGAAAACTAATAAGCATAAGCCCTACTTGTGCTTAATGTGTAATCACCGTTTAGAGGGAAAACTACTTTTGTTTTCGCATCCTTACGATTCATGCCAAACTCTTTTTCCCATTCCTTAATGAAACGCTATTCTCTTTGAAGTCTTTGTTTATACAATAACACAAGCGATTTTACTACTGGGTCATTTTCAACCTTTGTTCCTGACATTTTTAAATCAAGACTTCTTTTAGCTTTTTCCAACGCTGTGTTATATTTCTGATCAAACACATCATCTTCTCTGTAATAATGGTCTAAGCCCAAAAATTTTAAACGTAGGTTGCCGGGATAGTTATTTTCATAGTCCATATCCCTCAACTGAATATCAAGATAATTTTTAACTTCTCCCATAAAACATCACACATAGTCTCCTGTTAACTCCTTGTCCAAGAAAGTGATATTCATAATCTTAGTGTCCTCTGGAAGTCTACCTTCCTACGGATAACCTATAAAATAGAAATCACTTACCAGTGGGTCATCATAATAAGTGCCAAGTTTCATGACGATATTTGAAGATATCTTCAAACGTGGTATTTCAATAATAGCTGTCTTAGGTTCGCCACTGAAATAGTCCTTAGTAGTCATTTTACCAGTTAAGTTCAAGAAACCATTGAACAATCTATTACCAATACCAAGTTCTGTAATGCCGTCAGAATAATCAAAAGTATAATCTACCATGACCTTTCTGTGTTCGCCTTTAAATACAATCTTATTGCCACATACATCAAACTTCATAATTCTCTTACCAGTTTCCATGTCATAACAGAATAGGAATTTATCCTTCTGTGGAGGTAATGGTTTTAAAGGAAGCCATTCTCTCCTTCCCATTGGCATTGGTTCATTTTCAGGATTTCCTTGTAATCCCCAAGTTCCATCTACATGATTTGGAATGTATTTTAAAAGAACAAACCAGCAATCGTCATCTTCAATAACATCAAGCTGTTCCTTGAATGATACTGACTTCTTTTCCTTTTTATTCAGCTTGGAATTACTTAATACTGCCCAAGAGCTTGGAGAAAGAACACCATGACTGATACCAAAAGTAGCTTCCCTATCTGTTTCCCAATCAAGGAGAATATTGTTATTGAAGCCGCCTGTCGCCTCTTTATAGGTTTTAACCTCCTATATCTAAGCGATATCTGCTCGTTCAAAACTTAATATGGTTTCGTTCACATCATATTTACGTCCGCCAATTTCCAGTGGCTAATTCAAGCGTATATTGATATCATATAGTTCCTTTATACCAACATAGTTGTTATCTTCCATGCTTTCACACCTCCTCTAATAATCTTCTTATATAAAGTAATTTTCGTAGAAGTAGTCTCTATAAAACAGAAAAGAGCAGACCATTGAGTCTGCTCCTTGACATTAATATATTTCAATGTTCTTTCCAATAATCTATTCTTCTGTTTGGATTGTAGGTGTATATGAATGATGTTTGTCTTGTGGAACGACTTTTGTGCCGCCCCCTACCTTATCTTCCTCAACATCATATTGAATAAGTTCAATCATTGACTTCTTCTTGGTTTTAGGTCTTAAAACATCAACATCGATAGAGAATGTGGTTGGATTGCCGCCTGCCTACAACTAAATCTTTGTAGACGCTGATATGGCGGCACGATTAATAACGAACTGTAATCTACGGTCTTTACCTGTTTGCTGTTCTCTTACATAGGTTTCGCCTACGATTAAGAACTCGCCTGGGAAGGTATCCGTATCAATAGAAAGGTTTGTTCCCAAGAATGTAATATCATTTACATCCTCATCGATAACGCGGCAACGCTTAAGATATACAGTACCATATTTCAAATAGTAATAATCTCGTTTAAGAATACTGAAATAAACAAGATAGTAGTCGTTGCTTTCAGTCATCTCTGGTCCATAATCATCGCCAGAACCAGTCATGATATTATTACCATCCTTAACCGTTCTGAATAACTTATCAATAATCAACTCTTCACCATATTGGTTAGTGACCTTATTGATAACATAGTCATCATATGTTAAACTGTCAACCCATTCATCAGGATATTGATTTCTCATATAACTCTTTATGGCGGCAAGATATTCCTCTTGAAGTATCGGTCCCTCTTTAAATATTCTCACGCACTTCTGAGCTAATACTTTTTCATCAATTATCTTTGAACCCATAAATGGAAGCATTGTCTTCTAATCATAGAAAACAGTAAAGGTTGACTGTTCGTTATTATACAACTTCTTAACATTTAACATTTGTTCTACCAAATCTATCTTCAATCCCTTCTTATCCTTTACAACGCATTTCTCAAAGCGGTCAATATATTGTGCTTCATATAAATCATTTTCAAATCTTCCTGCTTTACTGAAACTATCTATTTCCTCAGCAATATAATCAATAACCTATTGCGGCATAGCAGGATAAATTTTATCATTTAAATCGCACCAACATAAATCGCCAATTGCGTCTTCCAAGAAATTAGGGAATACATAAAACAAGATATGATTGAGAAGGAACTCATTACCAATATGGAATGTAGGATTAACATTGCCGCCCAGTCCTTCCAAATCTTTATTATAGCCAGTGAATACTTGCTTAAAGACTTCCATAGTAGATACTATTGGCTAACCATCAAGCACAGTCTGGTTGTCAATTGTAAGATAAGCCCAGTTACATTTGTAGCCGCTTACTGTCTTCTCAACTTGAAAACAAAGAGTAGTTGCTATATCTTTTGATGCAGTACCAGTCTCAGCACTTTCTCTTCTTAACAAATCATACTCACTGTCTTTCTCTCGATAAGTCATGGATACGTGTCTCATGCCGCCCCAGCACTCTCCAACCGCTAAATCATGGACAGTCTACGCTTCGCGCAGTTCGGCTTGCTTGCTCACTTCTTTAATAACTAAATTAATGCCCTCATAGTCTCTTGCGTTATAATCAAGGAACTAAGATATATCTCTTGGATGAGGGGTTTTCTGAGTTCTGCGATAGTAGTTGTCTTTTAACAACCATCTGTTTTCAGCAACAAGCCTGTCAATGTCTTCACTTTCATCCTCTGAATCGTAAATGTATTTACAAGCATGATTCTTTTCATCTTCAAGTGGGTTTTCTCCATTGTCACCACTGTATCCATTTCGAGGGTCAAAGCCCGCTTTCTAAGCACATCTATATATAATCTCCCATTCATCATCATTTATTTCAGGAGATGGATAAGCCTTAGTGGAATAATGCTTTTGTCCATATTTGTTTGCTACGTTAAGCTTTGCTATTGCCGAGGTCCAATCTGACATTTTAGCCATGACCCTACCATTAAGAAAAGTGTTTAAGGACATTTGAGAGAATAGAGCATCTTCCAGTTTAAGTTTTATGTTCTTGTCAAAACTCCAAGATAAAACTTTACTATTGCCTGTGCCGCCGCTCGCTGTTACGGCGGTCACAGACTTATCAATGTTAGCAACTTTCAATGTATCGAAAAACAGAACTGGAACATAGAACTCTTCGTCCCCAATTCTGGTAATGGAGTAAAATACTACATCAGCCACTTCTCTTATTCCGTATTGTTTAAATATATTCATCTGCTCTCACTTCCTGTTATAGTAGCTGTATAGTCCTTTGGAGCAATCGTATCATTATAGATTTGTCCATCATATAGAGTACCATCTATTGAATAAAGGTCGATGTAACCACTAATTTTTGCTACAACTTCTGACATTTGTACTCCTTCGTCTTGTGGGTTTTCTGTCCATTGTCTTGTTTTGAAGAAACCAATGTTATCTGATTGATTTTCTCCATCAACTACTTCACCATTAAGCATAACGTCTGCGAAGTCTCTTGGTGTGTGAGCATCCATAGTGATTTCAAGATGTGGGTCTATGCCGCCAGTGTAAGGTTTAACCATAGCTTCACCTTCGACACTTGTAAATGGCTCAATAGTGGATTCTTCTGCTCCACATGGACATGGATTTGTGATGAGGTTATATGATGTAAGTTTCATCATTACACCGTCATTGCGGCGAAGAGCCGTAAGCTTCATTGTGAATGTTGTTGGCTCACCGTCAGCTTGAAGAAGAAGTTTGTTTGTAGCACTGAGTTTACAAAGTGGAATTTCAAACTGATAAGGCTGGTCTATTCCAAGTCTATCACGTATAGTTGTTTCTCCTACGAGGCGATAACAACCTGGATAGTGAACTGGGTCGATAATGAGTTGTTTTCCAAGAGAAGTGTTCTCTTTTGCCTTTTCTCTTATCCACTTTAAATAAGGTTTACCCTTTTGAATGATTGTTAAATTACCAGTAATTTTCTGTCCATTTTGACGATGAAATTGTGAAGCATTTGGTAAGAATGGTTCCATAGTTCTTGGGTCGATGAATACTGTGAGGGGAGTTTCTGAGTATTTTTCCAAGTATCTGTACTGAGAATGTTTCATATTTTCATCAGCATCTATGCAGAAGGTTCTGTTGGCAATATGCTTTTCTATTCGTTCGTGGAGGTAAACATCTTCCAATGCTGTATCAATGGAATATATAGCATCCTATGGCGGCGAAACATTTGTGTTATATTCTACACCGACATTTGCGAAATAGCGATAAGGCATATATTTGTTGATATATATTCTTTGAACTTCTGCGTCTGTAATTTCGCTGTATCTCTTGTCTTTCGCACACATTTTTCTATATCCATCAATGTATAAGTTCTATGTTAAAAAGAAGATGCCATCATCTTCTGGAATTGATATATCATCACCAAGCCAATAAGCAATTGTTGCTCTTGCAATTGGTTCATATTCTCCATAGTCTACTGCCGCCGTGTTCTTGGCGATATGTTCGCGTATCCATTCAAACACTTCTTTGCCGTATTGATAATAAATAGGGAAGTATTCTTTGTCATAAGAAACTACTCTTATTTCCGGTGTTGGCTCATGTTTATATGGAGTTTTCCACCAAGTCTCAGGGTCGTTTGTTGGACCTTGACCATTGAAGAAATACCACCTCTAAGTTGCTTCACGATAGAATAGAATTAAGTCTTCAAAATTAACTCTTTTCTTACCGTCATTAGAACTGATATGTCCAGAAATCATCCAGCAATAAATAGACGTTCCACCTACATATCCTTCATCCTTTTTACTACATTTACACTAAATGCCCTCATACACAGGCCATCTGTCTGGTATAATGAGGAAGTCAGAAAATTTTTCTGCTGTTAGGATTCCTGTTCTTAGACACGTATCTGGAACGTTATTGTCAGTATTTCTATCGAAGAAATAACGAAGTTGTAATTGTAATCCTTTTGCACAAAGTTTTCCTGCCCAATTCATACTACTTGAAGCCGGCGTAAACAGTGCATCTTCGAGAGTTACTGTGATATCTTTACCATAATCCCAAGTGATTAATTTGGGGTTTCCAATTCCTCCCTGTGCAGATGTGGTCTATGTAGATTCCTCTACGGTGGACACCTTTAAGGTGTCCATGTAGAGAACTGGGACATAGATTTCATCATCATTTTCATCAAGCTCAATGGCATAAAGACACACATCTGCGACTTCCTTTATACCGTATTGCTCAAATATGTTCATCTATTATCCCTCCTTTATTACTTTGTAGAAATCTTTGTAGAACCGTCTCTTTCAATCATAGTTCCTGCGCATCCCTACTTCATTTCCTTTTCTACGCCGTAGAATGTGATTTCCATAGGAATACCATTCTGTGGTGTAGCAACTTCAACATCAAGGTTGAATGTTGTTGGGTCGCCGTCAGACTGAAGTGTTAATGTCTGGTCAGACTTAATCTTGCAAAGTGGAAGACTAATCTAAACTCTTTCATCCTCACCTGTATCACGTGAACGAATGTATGTTTCGCATACAATCTTATACATACCTGGGAATACGCCCTGTTCAACAACGATTCTCTGAGCATCAAGAGGATTCTGCTTAGTGCTCAATGTAAGTGAAGCCTTGTAGTAAGGTTCACCCTGATGGAACCAATAGTCATCATCATAAGGAGTCATTGTCTTAGGATTTACATAAGCCCAAATTGAACGGCTGAGGTTATCCTTCTTGCAGCATGGTGTGCAAGCTGGGTCAGAAATTGCTTCTGAATCTTCAAGTGTGTAATCTAAGCCTACAACGTTATTGACATTACCACAAGTGCTGCTATAACCAGTTTTATAGCTTGTCTGCATGAATACATTGCCCTGACCATCAATTCTGTAAATGAATGATGCTGGGTCTGTATCTACGATATCAGGGTCAGTATCATGGGTCTTTAAGTCAGCAGGAATTGCATCTACTGCAAGACGGTCAAGTAATGTGCCAAAGTCTGCATTGCTTGAGAAAGCCTTGAAGTCTGATGCTGTCCACCATTTGTTAATAGTGAAATTCTCGTTAATCTTAATTGCCGTGATATCTGTCTCGAACTGCTCTACATCATCTTCGCCTGCAACTACTCTTACGTTAAGTTTATTTGAAGATGTAGGACGAGCTGCTTCAAGACCACCCTTAACACTCTTAGGAGAAATATCAAAAATATTATCCTGATACTTAGTGATTAAGTAGTAAGAAAGAGCATTGATGCTATCGAATCTTATCCAAAGGTCGATATTTCTGAACTGGTCTGTATTAATCTGAGGAATTTCAATCCAAGCATCATCCTGTGAGCCGTGGTCTTCCTCAATCTATCTTGTTAAATCCCAGTCAACATTAGTTGTACCAAGATATGCTCTTACTGAACCATCAAGACAAACACGAAGTTTGAGATATGGATAGTTGATGTAATCATCAAGCATTTTAAGAGCAAGTGCATCGTCTGTTGTTGCTGCACATACATCTGTTACTGGCTTACCTTCTGCCTGAGCATGGTAGATAATCTTTGCAACAGGTGGCTCCTGGTCATACTGGTCATAACCTCTCTCATAGATAATCTCATACTTAAAGAGTTCAGAAGGCTGATTAATACCAACAGTCTGCATTCTCTTAATTGGGTATGACTTACCATAGATAGAGAAGAATCTATCTGGAACGACAGCGATTGATTTTACCTCTGTCTCAATTTCCAACTTCCACTTATAAGGCTTAGAAGCTACATAGCCGAAGCCCTTGATATTAACACCATCAAGAATTGATGAACGCTGAAGGAATACTGGGTCGCCGCTCTGGTCAACGAGAATATCCTCTGAATAGTCTCTTGGAAGGAGGTTGCTTACAACAGCATTGACTGTGTCGTTTCTTGGATAGAAAGCCTTCTCAAAACGAGAAATTCTCTCCATACCACATTCCAATGACTGGAAGCCAGTCTTGTGCTGAACCTGACCATTCTTCCAACCTGCACCCAAAATGCCGCCCCAGCAAAGACCGAGACTTGCAGGTGTGCAAAGTGCGTCTTCAAGTGTTAAATTAATTGTTTTTCCGTAATCCCAAGATACAAGTCTTGAGTTGCCAATACCACCCTGTGCCCAAGTGTTCTCGGCAGTTTTTTCAACAGTTGAAACCTTTAAAGTATCAAGGTAAAGGGCAGGAACGTAGTAAACGTCGCCAGAACCATCTTCCTTTTTGTGAATACTGTAAATAGTTACATCTGCTACTTCTTTGATACCATACTGGTCAAAAATATTCACTATCTATTCACCTCACAATCTTATAGTAAAAGTGCGCCAACCATCACTGATTGGCGCACCGATTGCATCAATACTCTGTTGCGCCGATTACGAACTCTTCATCCTCTTCGCCGCTTACTTTATACATTTCAGCGCTGTCAAGAAGGTTAAGATTTTCTGTATCCTTTACCATAGTAGAACCATCGTTCTCCTCAGTATTTTCAACAACATCGAACTGAACGAACTTCATCATTACACCGTTTTCAGGTCTAAGAACATCCATTGTGAAGCTGAATACGACTGGGTCGCCATCTGCCTCAAGAGTGATAGATGTATCTGCTGAAGACATCTTAGCCTCTGGGATGATGAACTGGAATCTCTGGTCTTCACCAGTTGCCTTGTCTCTTACAAGTGTCTCACCAACGACTCTGTAAGTTCCTGGGAACTTATCTGCGCTGATTTCGATTACCTTACCAAGACTGTTGTTATCATAAGCAACAGAACGTGTTAACTTGTAAATAACTTCGCCCTCTGCAATTGGAGTACCATCCTGGAATGGTTCCATTGTCTTAGGGTCATAGTATACAGCCTGAGCTGTAATGTTACCCTCAGAAGGAGCACCCTCGCTATTACCAGCAGGAACGATAAAGTTACGCTTTGCAGTAATCTTCTCGAAACGGTCAATTACGTTAGCTTCCTTTACGCCGCTCTTACCAGTTTCGCCGCCCCAAATTGTTGCCATTGAAGCTGGTGTGTAAAGAGCATCTTCGATTGAAAGTGTAATTTCCTTACCATAGTCCCAAGTGATAAGCTTGCTGTTGCCGTGACCACCAGTAGCGTCAGACTTTTCAGAAGCCTGCTCAATTGTTGAAACCTTAAGTGTATCAAGGAAAAGAACTGGAACATAACGAAGAACGTTCTTCTTTGTCTTACGAACCTTGATTGAACCAACTGTGCAAGTTGCATCGAATGACTCGTCGCAAACTGTAATGTCCACTGTGTGGATAAGACCGTTCTTAACGATTCTCTCTGCCTGCTTGTCAGTGATGTAACCATTGTCGTTAATCATCCAAGCAACCTTTTCAACATTCTTGTTGCAATGTCTATTTGCTACGAATACAAGACCGTAAGCATCGATTGTAATAAGTGTAAGGTAAGGAGTTCCTGCAAATACCTTATCCTGGTAGTAAAGTCTGTTGCCCTTCTTATCATTGAACTCAAATACGCCTTCCTTATCGCCGCTAAGAGCACGAACGTTAACGTTTCTGAGTAAGTAAATGTTTGCTCTGTTTGTGATTAAATTGTTATTAGGATTTACATAGATTGCTCTATTTGATTTCATCTGAGTAGTTGAGCTAATTCTAATTTGATCAACCTGTCCATTAAGGTCTGCTATTGAAAGAGCCTGAAGAACACTGTCAAGATTATAAAGTGATGAAAGCTTGTTACCAACAACATCGTTAAGAGCAACACCATTAAGTGTGTAGTCTTCATACTGAACGCCGCGTCCAACATCATCAAGAGGAAGTTCAGATTCTGATACTCCACCTGTTACCTTGTAACCACCGAATACACGAGTGAATCCAGTCTCTACAGAGTCTGCTGAACTATCGATAAGCTGTTTCTCCTGCTTAAGAGCATCGATTGCATCGTTGATGCTGTAGTGTGTATCGTCGCCCCATGTATTTACTGCACCGAGAATACCAAGGTCGATACCCTTTCTTGCTGCGGCGAAGTCTTCATAAGTTGTAGTCTGGTCGAAGAATACAACTGCGCCTGTTCTCTTATTGTATGCGCCACCAAGCTGCTGTGGAAGGTAGTAACCCATCTCATCCTCAACAAGAAGTTCTGCATAGTCAGAGTAAACAACGTCATAAGCCTTAGCCTCAACTGTTGCTGTTAATTCCTTAATAGCTGCATCTACTTCTTCGATATCGTAAAGATTCTCAGAAATTCTGCCGCTAAGACCAACAACAACTACTCTTTCCTTGCCGTTAGGAGCTGTTGCGAAATTATCGTCAAACTCGAAACCTGGGAACATACCGTCTGGATTTGCGAACTGATAACGTGTACCAGCCTTTGTGATAAGGTTCTGATTCTTAGCGAAAAGCATACAAATCTGTTCTGCATATGAGAACTCATGTGTGCCGTGAAGTTCACCATCTGCGTCCATAGCAAAGTGACCGCCTCCTGCACCTGAACCAAGGTCATAAATACCTGTTTCAAGTTCTGCATGAGCAACGAACTTAGCTGTGAATGTGATAAGGAACTGGTTAGGACTTCTTGTTACGTCATCAACTGTTACTATAACATTCTTAATAGTGCCCATTTCTTCGCCTGAAAGTGGGTCAGTAGTTTCATCAGTCTCAACCTCTGCATTAGCATTGCCTTTAGCTTCTGTGATAAGTGATGTAGCCTGAGTAGCTGTAATGTTGCCGCCCTTAGCTGCATTAATGATAGCCAATGTAGCATTATCAATTGTAGCATTGGTATATTCAATAGTAACAATATATTCATGCTCTTCAGTATCAGTTACCTCAAGTACAATTCTGCCGCTGAACTTATTCTCTGTATGCTGACCTGCGCTAATAACGCCGCTTGTTGAACCATCGCCAATAACAATTGTATTAACGCCATAGCCGTGGCTGAAAAGATAGCCTGTCTTATCAATAAGATTTCTGCCACTTGATGATTCACTAAGTGAAAGAATAGCAACATTGCTATCAAAGAAGAGATGTGGGTGGTATGGGTCGCTTGAGTTTTCGCCTGCTGTAAGATAAGCTACAATAGCTGCACGGACAGGGTCTGTAATATCGTCTCCTTCTGTGTACTTTGTTGTTGTAATAGGATTTTCACCATCATCAACAAAGAGAGCTGAACCCTTTACATCGAACACATCGTCGCAATCATAGTTGAAGTGAGTAAGAACATCTGCTTTCTTAAACACATATGCCTCATAACCCTCAACTTCGCCCTTGCCATCTTCATCAAGAGGGTAAACAATCTCTCTTGCAAGTGCGCCTTTGAGAATTGAGGAAACTGAGATTTTTCTCTGTGACTCATAGGTCTCGTCCTTTCTCTCAATACGGTAAAGAGTTACGTCAGCAACTTCCTTAATACCATATTTCTCAAAAAGATTTTCTGCCATATCTGTCATCAACCTCCCTTTTATTAATTTTCGGAATTACTTCCCCAATATTTTGCTTTAATTTGCTTAGAATCTGCGCCTGCACAAAGCATTTGTATATCCTAAGTCCATTTTTCTCTCAGCTAATGTCTTTGTATTAATCCATAAAAAGCATAGATGGACTTATTCTTGTAATCAATTCCAAAAACTTCTGCAATTTCCAAAAGGTCTGCTAATTCCTATACCTCGCCATTTTTCTACTGCTATTTACGTTTGATTCTGTCACGATACTCAGCTTTTAATCGCATATTTCTCGCAACAGCCGATTCATTTTCTGGCGGCGGCTTTGGAACCTCTTTTCGATTTTGCAGTCTAAGAATAGTTTGAAAGTCTATGAAATTCTATTCCGTGATAAGTCTTCGTTCTTCAGGTGGACCTACTAAGACCGCTTTGAACTTCGGAAGTAGTAATACTGCTTCCTTCTTTATAAAAGTGGAAAAGGCTGCTGTAAGCTCTAAAAAAAACGCATCACTAACCGCAGCATTTTTCATCAAATAGGACAGCGGCGAAAGGTCAGTGTTTTCATCAACTTTTACATTCTTCTTTTCAAGAATTTCTGTGATGTTTTCTTCTGTGAGTAGAAGTAGATTTAATCTTGTGCTATATATATCACTACCCATTTCTAACATTTCCCCAACTGTTATTGGCGATACTTCGCAAATCTCCGGGAGCACAGATGCGTAGCCGCCATAGGCTTGTTCTTTAATAACTGACATTTGATTAGCTGAAAGCATTGATTGTAAACCTCATCAAATAACTTCCTGTTTGATTGGTGAGAGATGAGATATCAAAGCCTTCATATTGAATTTCTCCAAGTCCATTAATGCGTTTGTTCTAAAGAGACTTACGCACTTCTGCCATGATGGCGAAAGGACGAAGTTGATTACCTGCTATTAACCATTCCTTATAAGGAGTGTAAACGTAGATAAGCAACTAAATTGCTTCAGTGCAAGTGTTTGTATCAGTTATATGAGAGCCGCTGAAAACCATTACTATCTTACTTGTTGTTGTTTCATCCTCAGATGTAACAAGAGGAACTACTCTAATGTTCTTTCCAAAACATTCCATAATTTCTTCATCAGTCAAGTCTGGATGTAAATTTGGATTTACAGGGTCTCTGTCTGTATTAATCAAAAGCTTTACAAGCTATTGGTTATTTAAAAGTTTTTTGGCAAGTTTTTCAAGGTTTGGACCAAGTTCCTAACCATAATTAACTTTTGAAAGTTCCATTTAACTCACCCCTTATTCAAAGCATTCAAGAAGAAATTCTTATCTTCTCCTATCTCAATATCCGCAGTAGTCTTTGGCTCTGGCGGCTTAGTAAGATATTCAGCAATAGATACATAAGCAACACCATCGATACTTAAGTTATCCTTACCTACTATTTCCCATCCTCTATCTTTATAATCAAAATACATATTCTTCTTTAGGAAGTCATTATCTTGTGCTATAAACTTTCTATGGGCAAGTGGCTCCCTGTATGATACCGCACCATAGGAAGTAAATTTATCTTGAACAAATGTAGAAGTCTCATTAACAAATCTTATTGGAATAGTGCGAATTGTGTCGCCATATTCATCAGTCTGGTTGATGAAGGTATCTAACACCATTACTTCATAGCCGCGGTATCCATGTGTAATATCATCACTTACTGATATTACAATCCAGTAGCGGTCAAATTCCTCGTTTTTAACTTTCTGTAATATTTTAAGCACATCACCAGTTTTAAAAACGGGACTTTTCATAGAGCAATGGAGATTAGAAAGCAATTTGTCTTTCCAGCGTGTTGGAGCAACAACACACACAATTTCTTGCGGCGTTTCATTAACTTCATAAATCAAAGACTGATATGGACTTCTTTTCAAATAGATTTTATCAAACTCATTTTCTTTTGCTGTCTTGATGCGTTCCTGCATTGTATTACCGTTCTTGTTCATTCGTTTTAAATAAACTTCATCAAAATAACTCATATCACATCAATCCTATCAATTAAGTTCATACATTCAAAAATTGTCTTTCTGAAGTATTTATAGGACAAGTATCTGCAATTTGAGATTTTTGAAACAAGAACATAATATTCAAGACTTCTATCCTCATTAGCGAAGTTTCCCAAATCAATTAAAATATTATCAAGGAAGTCTTCCCATGAGCCATCTTTTTCTTTTTCACAGAGAAGTCCATATAGACGATTCTTCAAGACTTCCTTGTGCTTAGCGACGAAATCTCGGTCCACGTCTTACACCTCCTCCTGCCAAAGATTTAAAATTAAAAGTACGATGGTCAGGTGAGCGGTAATAATTTGCCTCTACTTGACGAGCGTCGGCAGTTGCTTGTGCTTTCAATTCAATGAATTGACGAAGCAAGTTTGCCTGAGAGAAATCGGCTTCATCGTACTGTGTTTTAATATTTTCCCAAGAATCGACTGTTCTTTTAAGCCACTCCTGCTTCATAAATAATGCAAGCACCTATATTTCTGCCTGCCCCATTTTTTCATCAACAAAGCATTGTTTTTCTTCGTCGATGTCAAGGCGGCATCTTGGGAATTTGAAATAAGGTATAGCGGAATTGAGAAAGGCTCTCCAGTCAAGGAGAAACCATTCTAAATCCTCTTTTGAGTAGCAGTGTGACCAGTCATCTTCATTTACCTTTGAAAGGAACGCTTCATAAACGTTCATTAAAGTAACCATTCACATCACCTTATTAAACTGAAGTAAATACACCTTCTGGTTTCTTATCTTTGTTCTTGGCGTCATATGCCTTTTCAGCATCAGCCTCAAGACGCTTTCTTGCTATCATAGCAATAACATCTTTGCCAGTTACTTCCTTGAGATAGTTAACTTTATCGTTATCAACAAGATTGTTTTCAACAGCATACTTAACTACTTCATTAGCCTGCTCGATAGAAACTGAATCGATTTCAGCTTTGAAATCATCATATTTCTTTATCTTCAAAAGAGTAAGAATCTGTTCTGGAGTAAAGACTTTAATTCTTGTTGGAGTTTCTGTGCCGGGCTCTTCAAGACCAAGGTCAATCTTTGCCTGCATATCATCAATATACAGCAAACCTGTATCAATCATGTATCTGAAGCCCTAATCCCATAAAAGCTGCTCAACAATATCAAATGGAAGAGCCTGCTTTGTACCCTTACCTGGGAATATTCTCTTTACATTATATGCGGGAGAATAAATTTCTACCGTACCTGCCTGTGTGTTCTGAAGAACTACCATTCTATTATCCATCATTTTTATTTCCTCCTTTTATCTCAATAAAAACGGCAGGTGAGATTTCTCACCCACCGTATTATCGTTTTTATTATCTGTAAATACCGTTGTGTGGATTGCCGCTTCTGTCAGGGCTTGCATATGGATACTGAGTTGTAAGAGTTGTGTTCTTATATACGCACCAGTCATTTGTAGTGAGTATAGCTACACCGAACTTCTTATAGATTTCAATCTCCATCTGACGGTCTCTGTGCTGCCAGTCTCTTACGTCTGTCTGACCTTCAAATACAACCTTGATAATCTTCTGGTTGCCAGCAGGGAAGATGAATGCTGTATCAGTAGGTGTCTGATATTCATTATTCTCTTCATCAGTAAATGCCTGTGGAAGCTGAACAATAGGAGTTCCACGGAACATTGTGATATAACCTGTTGCTGCAATTGAAGCAATATCGTTAGGATTGTAAACAGGTGTTGCATAACCTGCCTAAGCTGGGGTAGCAGGAGCAGCACCGCCTGCACCAAGACCATATACAGGCATACCAATTGCATCAGGACCCATTGACTGAACGAACTCAGGTGAAGCAAAAATTACTGCTGAGCCACCGCCATAGTTCTTAGCGATTGTGCAAAGTCTCTGCATTGCCTCTGGGTCAAATGTGTTTGTAGTAACCTTGTTAGCTGCTGGCATATCGCTGTTAGTTGTTGCTGCGATAAGTGCCTTAAGAAGTTCTCTGTAAATAGCCTCTTCAAGACCTTCAAGAAGAAGCTGAAGTGGTTCTGTGAGGTTTTCTGAACCGTCGAGCATTCTTTCGAAGTCAACGTAAGCAGCTCCACCGTAAGCCTTAGCACTTACTTCGAAGGTGTCAACGTCAAGTCTGAATGCCTCGTATACACCTGCAAGACCTACTTCTGTAACGAATGTCTTAGCACGTCTACGACCTCTCTTAACGATGAATGAAGCTCTCTGACCATTACCAACTGACTTGATTTCAGCAAACTGACCAATGAAGTTACCAACATATGAAGGAAGAACTTCATCAAATGTTTCCTGAACAATCTGGAAAATGTCAAGCTTATTCTTTTCATATTCATATTTGTTAGGTGCAAGAGCACGAAGCTCTTCAACTAAAGTGTCCTTTACGTCAGCAACACTGAAACGTGTAACGTCAGGGGAAGTGCCCTTGAATGCATGAATGTAAAGGTCTCTGATATCATTTTTATTCATTACTTTCTCACCTCTCCTTTAATTACTTAGTGCCGCCGTCGAGAATCTGGAACATAAATGAGCAAGTTCTGTCAGCGTTTGTGTATGCTGCTACAACCTGTGCAAGGATAATATCTTCAGTTGCGTCAGGTGTAACACCAATTACGAACTCACCATCTGAACCATCACGAACTGCTGCGTAGACAACGCCCTTCTGAGCAATAATTTGCTGAACTGCCTGCCATACCTGAAGTGAATCAGCAGTTGTTGTAAAGCCAGAAAAGTCTGCTGGTTCATCAAAATCTGTATCCCACTGAACTGCATTAGTTGTGATTCTCATACCTCTCTCAACGTAACCAATTCTTGGAAGCCAATCGTTTGTTGTGAGGAAGAAGTTTCTTCTCTGAGGATTAAACTGGTCATAAAGTTTTTCTGTTGAGTAGTTAATACCTACTGGCATTCCTGCTGTTTTACCAGCCTTTGTAGGAATTGAAACTGTATAGCTTGCCTTATCAACCTGAAGGAAAGCACCGTTCTGAGCTACAATCTTATTAGTTGTTGTTGCTGCGCCTGTCTTGCCGCTAACTGTGAGTGGAGCAACCTGTGTGTCAGCAAAATCATTTGTATCAAGCTTGCACTGTGCTTCAACCATACCAGCTCTATCGAACCAAACCTGGTTAGGTTCAATCTGGCCATAGCTGAGACCCTTAGCAGAGTTACCGTTGCGGAAAAGACCGCGGTCAAATTTAACAAATGCCATTATCTATTACCTCCTTTGTGTTTAATTAAAAGTGCAAGAGCACCGGTTTCTGTAACCTTGTTTGAACTCTTGTAAATCAAGTCGGGCTGTTCGTCCTTGTTCTTTGAGAAAACAGAAGTATCTGCATTATAAGCAGCAAAGCAAACTTCCTTTTTGAAATCTTCAACAGAGTAGTCATTCATCTTGCTGTTAAATTCTGCTACCTGCTCATCGCTAAGGTAAGTAGAAAATTCATCAATAATAGCTGACTTCTTTTCTGTATCGATTGTATTCTTAAAGTTTTCCAGCTCTGACTTTTCATTATTTATGTCGATGAGAGACTGATTTAATCTACTAATTTCGGCATTTTTTTCTTCAAGTTCTGACTTGTAAGAATCAACCTATGCCTGAAGTTCGTTATTAGTCTCTTCGAGAGAATTCTTAGACTTGTCATCGTCCTTCTTCTTTTCATCGTCGCCTTCTTCGCCGCCGTCTTTCTTGTCATCCTCGTCGTCGTTCTTAGCGCACTTGTTCTTCTCGTCATCATCATCGTCTTTCTTATACTCTTCAAGTTCAGCAAGAGCATTTGTAAGCTGTTCATTAAGACTTTCCTTCTCAGCTGTAAATGAAGCAATCTCAGCCTCATGAGCCTCAAGCTTAGTCTGAACCTCAGCATAAGTGCCAACTGCCTTCATAGCATTAAGAGCATTAAGCTCGCTTTCTGAAACATCTACAATGTAACAATCTTCAATTCTGTCGATTGTAACAGTATTTGCTTCATTATCTTTTGTGTAGTAAGCACGAAGATACTTGCCATTGGCAGTATCGTAAGCAATTGCGTAATCATCATAGATATTGCAAATTAACTTAAAACTATCTTCTGTTGTGTTAAGCGCATCAAAAATAAGATTGCACTTATCATTATCTGATAGCTTAAAGATATTTTTCTCCATTTTCTTGCTCTCCTCCTTTTCCTTAGAATTTTTTAGATAGTCAAACATTTCTTTAGCGTCTTTATACAGACTAAAGAAAGCGGAACCTTCAAAGCAAGGCTCAACCTCATCGCCAAGCACCTAAAGACCTAGCAGATGTCCTTTTTGGAACTCGAAATAAGGTTGTCCATCCTCGCTCCAAATTTTCCATTCTCCGTCAAGTCCTTTCTTATGAATCTCCATTGATTGGGACTTTCCAGAAATAAGGTTTGCTTCTGGATAGAGAGCGGTGTAGAGATAAACATCCGCACAAGCATACTCTCTTTCGACCCCATCTTCGTCTACGTGCTTTTCCCAAGCAAAGTTAGGATTCTCAGGAACTATACCATAAATACGTCCATCAGAGTTTTTCTCTCCGTGGTCGCCATAATCAAGATTCTCTCCATCAAATATACCCTTAACTGGCACGTATGGTAAAGATTCAATCAATTGTCTGGCGAAGTCTTCTGATATAAATGTACGATTCCTATTGAGACCCCTATAAAAAATTCGTAATCTACTCTTAGAAAGAGTGGGAGAAAGAGTCTCAACATCACCATAAATGGTAACATTAAACTTTAGCATACTTTCATCAAGCTTCATTTATCCTCACCTCCGTCACTCTTTTTTTCTGCGGCGTCGCTTTTCTTCGCTTTGCTTTCATCTTTGGATGTGGATTCTTTTTTCTCTTTTTCCTTTTCATCCTTTTCAGCAGTAGTAGAATCGTTTGGGTTTTGAGCAGGTGCTTTGCCTGCTTCAGCAGTAATAGCATTGGTCTTTCCAGACTGAGTATACGCTGACTGGAGCGGCTTAAGGTATTCATCCAAATCAAGTACATCATTTTCTAATGATTTAAGGTCAGCAAGGCTTGTCTGGTCGATACCTGTTGAAAGAACAGGAGTCAAGAAGCTATAACCAAATGCTGCTAAATCCTTAGCTTTTGAAGTATACTCATAACTGTTGTAATAGCTTATTGGAAGAATCAATACTCTGAATGACAACTTACGGTTGCCAAATTTATTATTTAACAAAGCAGTAAAAAAGTGTGCAAATCCTTCGCCAAGAACCATCATCATAGCAAGGTCATTATTCAATGAGAATTGAAGGCCTGCATCGGATGTGGCGCTGAACAGTTCCTTTGATACGCCCGCAGAATCATAAATTAATTGTTGAGCTTCGGTAACGTCAGTATTTTGCTGTCCATCTCCGCTCAAATCCAATAGGTTAACCTTACCGTAGGATGTGATAACATCGGCATCGGGGTTATCGGCTAACATTTCCAGAACACCGTCATGCATATCAGCAGCTTCGTCTGGTTCAAATACAAGCTACATACCATCATGTGGAATTTCTTGTGTAATAATACGTTTTAATGCTAACTATTTTCTTTGCTTATCAATCATCTTGTAATCCTCTAAATCATCGATAAGAGGAATTAAATCAAGAAAGAATGGACTCTCGTCAAACAAAGTGAAATAAATACCAAGCTCAACTGGCAAGAAAATCCAAGGGTCATCTGTCTTGCCGCTGTGCCACTTATTATATCCCTTTTGAACAATCTTCGGATAGGTTTTGAGAATTTGCTTACGTAAGTCCTCTTCACGAATTGTGTCAAAAAAACGCATATCAAATTCAACAACATCAATATCCTAATGATTCTTAAAGCGGCTACGACAATAAGAGAATGGTAAGTCCTGAATTGCTATACTTGTTCCACTATCATGGATAATTCCATAGAATCCGCCATCAACAAGAACATTCTTAGCAAACCAAGCACATTTTCTCTCGATGCCGAAATTTGAACAGAAATTTGCGGCATCGAAATATATCTTCTTGTTTTTCTTTTCTTTAAGTTTATCTTCATATTTATTCATATGAGGAACGAGAAGCCAAGAATAGGTAAGAAAGGTAGCATAGTGAAGAATAATACGCTTGTAAACACCACTTACTGAAAAGAAATATTCAGACAACATAGACTTTTCTACGGCAGTTCCTTCTGTGATAATACGATGAATCTCTGCCTTTGAATAGTCTCTTCTGAATCTATTCACGCTTGGCTCACGATTATTCGACTTTACCAAGGCGGCACGGCTCTTAGCAATCATGCTCTCAATACCTTTCTTAAAAGTTTCAACACGTTGAGCTTTCAGCATTTCTGGTGTCACTTCCTTTATCTCACTCACCTTCTTCCACCTCCTCTGGTACAGAATGTAAGCTGTCTCTTCAAGCCACGATTACGGCGGCGAGCCAGCTCTTTATTTTCAATTTGAACAACACGATAAACTCCCATTTCAAGTGCAGAGAATTTATCCTTCAATGTTCTGTTATTAATCTGTTCAACAGCAATCTGATTGTTAACACCAGTAAGCTTTACCTTCAAATTCATAATCTCATTAACCAAACTTGAAGTTAAAATATGTGGCATTAAACGTGCGTTCTGTGCCTCTGGACTCATTCTCTATCCCTTACGAGTAGCAAGTAGTTTACTACGTGCGTGCTGTTCAGAAATCAAAAGTTTCATGTGTCCTGAATAAATCTTTGCATATAATGCAGAGTGCATTTCACTGTTTATTTGTCCGTTAGCCTTAATACCATATAATATCTTAATAGCATTTCTTGGCTGAATATCAATATACTTACTTTCCTCATTGAAGAAACCATAAGCAGGATAAGTATTACCCTCTTCATCAGTGCTTTCTTTAATCATAGCATCACCAAAGGCAACACCAAGACCGTTGATATCTATTACGACTTCTCTTGGGTTAAACGCCGCGATAAGTCGCTTTAATTCAACAACCTGTTTATCAAACACCTTTTCTTGATTAGTTCTACCAAGAACAAATAAATTGACCAGATTAATCTTATATCCCTCACTGTTGTTAGGGAATACTTTGAGGACAGTAGCAACAGTCTAACAACCAAGTCTCGCTACATCCACACTGATTATGTAGAACGATTCAATACCATCTCTAATTTTCTCGGATGTTTCCGGATTGACAAGTTTCCTTGCTCGACTTAGCTTCTCATAGTCAAACCAAGCGTCGGCAGAACCACCAACAAATCTACTCATATACTCCTTAGCAAAACCAAGTTCATTGAAGGTTGGAGACATTTTCAATTCAGTAAGGTAGTCCTTTGAAAGAAGTCCAGTAAGAACTGGAATACGATAATCAAAGCCCCAAACAAATGTTTCCTTTGGATTGATAATCTATTGCTCCAGTAACTCTATCGTCTTGTCATAACAAAACGTGCCTTTTTCGGCGGCGGAGGTTATCCATAATTGAACCTGCTGAGGCTCATTCTCATTCTTGTCTCCGTTAACCATAG